CTTTAGCTTTCTTTAAGTAAGCTTCTTCAATATTATTTAAAGTTTTCTTAGCAATAGCAGAAGCAGGTAAACCTATACCCGGTAATACCATAGCAATACCTTGGCCTACTTTTGCTTTTCTATACTCTTCTAATAGTTTTGATCCGTCAGTGTCTGCTTTCCATGTATCAGACTTTGGATCTAAAAGATTATTAAAGTCTTGTACTCTTTTCTTTTCTTTGTTAGTCTTTAGTGTTTCTAGCTTTTTAGCTTGTACTTTTCTATCATCATCATCAGAGCCGCTACCACCTGCTGACTTTGTTTGACCAACACCACCTGAAATGTCATCCGTTGGATCAGGTGTTTCTTGAACAATTTCAGTTCTATTCTCTGGTGTATCTTCTTTAAACTCGTTAAAGTCTGCTGGAACAGAACTTATTGGTTTGCCATTAAGCATAAGAACTTGTATACGCCTACCGTCTTCATGAAAGTAGAATACTGACTTCATACCACTTTTATCACCAGTACCTATTTGATCAGTTGGAGTTTTAACACCTATATCTTCTTGAGCAAGATTAGTAGGAGAACTTGTTCCAGTTCCTTCCTTGTCTATACCATATATATTAGTTGATGTAGGATCAATGTCCTGTAATAATTTCTCTGGTGGTTTGACTGGATCAACTGTAGGTCCAATAGGATTACCAAAAGCGTCTGTCATACCACCTGTATTAAATCCTACAGGTTTATTATATTCTGTAGGCTGTGGTTTAGGTGGAGGCATCTGCTGACCCATCATCATAGGTTGAGGTGGTTGTGGTTGCATTGGGGTCATGCCACCCTCAGCCATACCCATGACTTCACCAAGTAGTGTCATCTCATCTTCTGTAAGATCACCTTCTTCAGGAACAGGTTGTCCACCTATACGTCCTTCTTCTTCTAACTCAGCCATCTCTACCTTAGCATTATCTCTTAGATCCTCAAAGAACTTTAGACCATAGTATTTAAAAACATCTGCAGGAACTACATACTCCCCTTCAGATAACATAGTGGGTATATCATCTCGTACTTCTTTAGCTGTAGATCCTGGTGGTATTTCATTACCTGATACAGGATCAATTGCATCTACTTCCCCACCTAATGCATATCCCATGTTCATGTCATCTTTCATTGCTATACCACCTTCTTTGAATTTGTACCTTACATCACTTGGAATATCTACACCTGTCTGAGTTGGAAGAGGTGCTGGAGCTTCTGCTTTCTTCCAGTACTCAACGCCTCTAGCATATGCACGATCACCAATAACCGTTACTTCCTTAGCACCCTTTACAGCTTGCCCTGTCTTTAAATCAATAAATAAATGATGAGCACCTGGATTTAAACTTATCTCAGCTAGATCACCACCTTCATCTAAAAGGTTTTTATTTGGTACATACTCACCATCGACTGACATAGCAGGATACTTTGCTTTAGCCTCTGGTGTATCAATACCCTTAATACGAGAAGCAATAGCAGTACGTCCTTTTTGACTAACATTAAAAGTAACATTCTTAACAGTTGCAAAAGGTAAATAAGATAAAGCTGTTCCGCTAAAAGAACCTTTATGTAATGTTTGTAGTTTATCCAAACCCTTAGGCATGTCAGGTATTGTAGAATTTAGATTTAAACGAATACCTACTTTTGTACCTTCAGGTACTGCAGCATTCATAAGAGCATTTGCCCTAGTACTTCCTGCTGTAGCATTCTTAGCTTTCTCTACCATATCAGCAGCAACAGATGAATCGTATTCTTTTAGAAACTTACCATCTTGTAGTGCTTCGTTGATACCAATCTCTAGAGGATCAACAGCTTTCTTCTTAATAGAACCAACACCAAATGCAGAAGCAACATTAGGATCTACTTCGTATTGTTTTACTTTATCAGCTAGAGCCTTAACACCTTTAGCTCCGTACTTACCGACAATACCACCCATTAGTAGTAAGCCACCTTCGATAGCTGCACTCTGTCCTGCTTGTTTGAATTGATCCTTTATGTATCCACTATCACGTTCTGCCTCAGGCTTCATATACTCTTGGACAACGTTACCGATGTTTACACCTGAGTCGTAGAAAGGAACTAGGAACTCTGCAGCCTTAGTTATGTTGGCTTGATCTTGTTCGTTAAACTCTTCAGAATACTTATCTGCTTCTTGTTGTGCACCCTCAGCCGTATAACCAAATGCTGTTTCTGTCTGAGTAGCTAGACCACCTTCATCAAAGTGTTGGCTAGGTGTCATCAGGTAATCTACAAAGCCTTTTACCTCATCAGTAAATGGTTTAGCTTTTCTGATTACTTTATCTGTTAGAGTTTCTTCTACGTCTTCTTCATACTGCTGCTGTTCTAGTACAGGTTTATAACCTTTTTCTATCTGCTCTTCATCAAACATTGTATCTGAACGCCACTTAGCATAAGCACTAGCCTCTGGTTCACTTTGAAATGTTGGTAGCTTTTCTCCTGTAATGAAATCTCTACCTTGACTATCTTTTAGTTTTCTAAAAACTTCATCATCAGATAGTTTAGATCCATTCTCATCAACACTAGGTGCTGTAATCCAGTCAGTTCCCCAAGGTATTGTTGTAGTTACTTCAGAATAGCGAGAACCTTTCTCACCAGTTACATAACCTGTCTCATCAATCCAGACAGGTCTACCACGTAAAGTTTTCTCATCTGTTTTAGTTCTAGGTCTTGGTACTGGTCTAAGCATTTACTTTATCTCTTAGTTGAGTCAGTGAGCGTAAAGCACGAACTTCTCCTTGGAGTCTATACAACTCTTCTAGTTCTGCTCGTTGTTCCATTTGTTTGTGAGAGAAAGCTATACGAGAGTCTAGTTCCTCAAGCATAGCATCCCAATTATCTTTATTGTTTACGATTAACTTCAGGCTCATGCAGCACCTTGCTGTCCTGTATTACCTGAGAAACCTTGCTCTCCCGGTTGTGGTGCAGTGCCTGTTCCTATATTACCACCACCTGCTCCTGAAGTATCTTGTACTCCTGTAGGTGCTCCCTGTCCTTCAGGTGGTTGTACACCTTCAGCAGGTTGTGCTTCAGGATTCTCTGCTCTAAACTCTTTGAGTAACTCAGCCTGTAGTTTTGCATCAGACATAGAGTTTACAAGTTTATCAGGATCTAGATCCATACTCTTAGCAATCTCTCTAATGATATAATCCATCTTAGAGAATGGTGCTAGTGCTGGGTTCTGTGTAATCTGTAAGAACTGCATTAAGCGTTGACTACGTACTTCGTTAGCCATCAAGCTTTCAGTACCTTGTGCTTTTACTTCTAAGTCACCTTTAATATCGTTATCAAAATCAAATTGCATATTAAAGTTAAAGAAAGCTTTACCAAGTGGAGATAGTAGGTAGTCATCTACATTCTTTACAACATTGCGTATGCTACCGTTGGCAGCAGACATGAGCATACTAATGCCAGAAGCAGTACGGCCCACGCCTTGTACGCCTGTTTGACCATGAGCGAAAGATGGAAATCCAGTTGATTCATCGGCTAATACCCTTGCCTTATCGAACATCTGCATGTTCTCGTTAGATACGTTAGGAAATTTAGTTCCGAAGATAGCCTGACCAGGCGCCCCTCCCTGTCTCCTAAACACTTTGCCTGGATACACGGAGAGGTCTTGCCCTGGGACGAGATTAGTCTCGTCTATCTCAATTAGCAAGTTACCAGATAGGGCAGCGTTATCAACTGCCATACGCATAAAGCCATTCATAAGTGTTTGGGTATCATCCATGTTCTCTGCGATACCTATACCAAAAACACTGTAGGGATTCATTTCATAAGGTGCAGCAAAGTATGGGATATATGCAGGAGTAAACGGGTTCATTACTAAACGAACCACTTGCCCATTACATACCCAGACATTCATACTAAGTTGTTCAGAGTCTACTAACTCTGCTGGAATTTCTACACCCTGATCTTTAACAATCTCTGTATCAACAAAACCCCAGAACTCTAAAACCTCAAAACGGTCTGCTTGGTCCTGTTCGGTATTGTCTTCCATAACATGTTCCCACCACTCTTTGTTGTAATTTTCACCAAGAGTTAGTGCGTGGTCAATCGCATTCTCACGAAAGTAAGGACGATTTTTTAAACTACGTAGTTGAGAGCGTGACATCTTATGTCGCTCTACTACATACTCTGCTTCTTCCATCGTAGCTGCATCAGGGTCTGGATAGAAGTTCCAGATAGATACAGACGATGTTTGTGGAATTGTTTTAAATACTGGAGAGTATTCACCCTGATCATTCCAATTAGGGTATTCTTTATCTATTGCAAACGGGCCTTTCATAATACCTGTACCAAACAGGGCAGCTTCAAAAGCTGCAGCACGAAGGTGTTTCTTTGCATGAGACTCTTCTAGTTGGTCATGGATTTTCTTTTCCATTTTCTTTGCAGCAACTTCTGCAGGATAAAAATTAGCTGCAGTAGCACTGCCATTAAATCCAGATTCTACATCATCTAGAACAGGCTCTAATTTTTTCTTCATTGCACCAAGACGTTCTGTAAATTCTTGGTAAGTTTCTCCTGGAAGTAGTTCTTCCATAGCTTCTGGTTGTTCAGCTACAGCTTTTCTAATGTCTGGGTTAGTTTCAAAGTTTACTACTTCTTCAATACCTTCAGGAAGTTTGGTAGGGTCAATAGTAATTGGAAACTTATTGCCACCAAATAATACATCAGCTATCTGACCATAAGCTGCTAATACTTTCGTCTTAGTAACTTTAACAAAGACTTGAGATCTTTCTGTAGAAGTAAACTGTACATCTGGTCCATATATACCACGATAATTACGGTAAGCTTGAATCCAACGTTCCTCATCCAGTTGCCTAGCCGTATTAGCTTTACTATATTTTTCTTTAATAAACTGAACAATTTGACCAGCTTGCGGATCATGAAACAAATCCTTATCTACATCTTCTATTGATGATGCCGTTTCAGCATCCATCATCATTTCGTTTTCTAGGATTTTATCTTCTTCCATTATTTATTATCCTCATTAAAACAATCAAATTGCAGGTCGTAGTATTGGTTTTCTCTTATCTTATTCCAATTAGAACTATCAGCTATTATTTGACATTGTTCTTTTGTAAACAATTCTTTCATTACATACTGATTACCTGTGTACACCCAATCAGTTCCATTATTTCCCCATATACTTACTACTAATACAAATGCTTCCATTAGCTATTTTTCCAAGGACCGTTATCAAAATCGTATTGTTCTTGACATCTAGGACAACTATCAAACTTATCTGTGTTATAAATTATTGAACACTTTGGGCAAGTTACTATCATTTAATATCCAAAAGTATTATCACTTACTTGAAAACCAGATCTTTGAGTACTAGAATCAAAATCAAATATACTACTACGTGGTCTAGTCATTATACCATATCGTAATGCATCGTACAAGTGGTCTTCTGATTTTGTATCTACATCTTCTGGATTATTTTTATCTAGTGGTATAGCAGGTAGTTGTGAAATTATATTAGTGCAATTATTAAAAAAGATTAATCTAGGCTCTTCTGTAAACTCATCTACCTGTAATCTTCTGTGTAATTCATTCTTACCTGCGACACGAGAACCTTTAGATCTATCAGAAGGTCTCCATCTACAACCCTTCATTATCATTTGTTCCGCCAGTGAAGGACCAGTATCACCACGATTGTGCCAAAGACTAGAGTCCAAAACCCCATAGCGTATTTTTTCTCCGTCTTCTATTTCAAGAATCCTATCAGCTAAGTCTGTAGCTGTAACCTTTGAAACATATAACTCTCTGTATACAACCAGCTGTTCTGCTGGAGTAATAGTAAACCATACAACACCAGTATGAGAACCATAACCATAGTCGCAAGCTCTAAACCTAACCCAGCTTTTTGGTATATCATACGGTTCTACTACATGTATGTTACGATTAAACTCAGGAAACGCAGCTCCTTCGTTAATATCCCAATCACCTTCTAGTAGTTGTCTGCGTTGGTGTTCTGGAAGTGAAAGCAAGTTTGCTTCATACATTCCATCTTCAGCTAGATAAGGATTGTCAAATAAGTTAGCAGGTATAAACCTACGTTTAAATAGTGGCTCACCTTCTCTTGAATGTCCTTTAGGCCAAGAGATAACTTCACCACTGTCTGTATCTGTTGCCCAGAAATCTTTATTAGGTGTAGTAGGGTCTATAAATGTTTTCTTTACCCACTGGTGGCCTGGACCTCCAGGGTTGCTTGTTGCCCTCATATATAAAGGTAGCCCACTAGCTTTGGTTGTACGAAGACGTGACCTCATGTAATTCCAAGGA